GGCCGTCAGTTCGGGGTACTCGACGTCGTAGGACTGAGCCTTGACGTGGTCGAGTTCACGGGCGAAAAAGACGGAAGCATCCTCGGCACTATCGAAGCGAGTGCCCTCGGAAGCCATGATAGCCTTGGGGATCTTGGAGCCCCGCAGGGTCATGGCCTCGTCGCTATCATAGTTCATGTGCTTTTTGGTAGCCATAATTCACGTTCCTCCTTTTCTTACGCCTGAGCCTGATTGAACAGCTCAATCGGGGCAATCTGGGCGTTGGTATCGACGCCGCCGACAAAGCGGGCCTTGACGGCGATGGTGGCAGGGTCGCCCTGATGGCCTTCGCCAGAAGCAGGGGTGCCAGCCTCGTTGGTGAAGCAGCCAGCCTCTTCGCCCTCGGTAATCAGGTAAACGCTGTCACCGTAGGCAGGCTCGACGCCTTCAGCCACGCGGCCGTAAATCTTGCCGTAGCGCATGACGCCAACGGCAGCACCCTTACGAACGGCGAGCTTGCCCTCCAGATCGTACTCGGTGGTGCGGTTGTTGGTGGTGATGCCCTCGAACTTGGCGGCGGTAGCGGCCTTCTTGGGCAGGGCGATATTGACACCGGGCTTGCTGCCCTGAACGACACCCGCGCCGAACTTCAGGACGCCGTTCTCCTCTTCATTGAGGAAAGTGTCGATCTGGTGCGGCGCGACATCAACGATACCGCCAGCCGCGCCAATAGGGGTGGAATAGCCGTACTTGGTCTGAGCACTCATGTTACTTTTCCTCCTTTGCTCTATTCTGGCGACGCTCGATCATCTTCTGACGGGCGGAATCAGCGGAACCGACGCCGTTGCTGACAGGGGTGCGAGAGTCGCGGTTGAACATCTGCTTCTTCTGGTAGCCGACGTCCTTCTTGGAGCGGGACTCGACATCGGCGACGGCGTACTCGAACGCAGCGTTCACGAACGCATCGCTCTTGCCGTCCAGACGCATCTCGGGACGCACAGCCTTGATGATGGCCTTCTTGGCGGCGGAGATGCTCATATCCTCAACACCGTCGAGGTTCAGGGCCTTACCGATCATGCCGATCTTCACGCGCTGGCGGATGATGGCGTCGATGCTGTCGGCGTTCAGGACTTCGCCCTGGGTGTGGTCGGCGGGCGTCGCGGTGGGGATGGGGTCATCGTCGCTGTCCTGATTGTCGGTGTCGTCGTCGCCCTCGTCGTTGTTCTCGTCGGTGGTGTCATCACCTTCGTCGGTCTGAGGATCGGTGCAGCCAGCCTCGTCGAACTCCTTCTGCGCGAGCAGAGTGTCGATGATGTCGAACAGGATGTCCATGTCCTCGTCCTGATTGGCAATGACGCCCTTCGCGGACTCCAGATCCTCAGGGTCGCCGTCAGCATCGCGGCGGTCACGGTTGTCCTTGACAGCCGCCACCTTATCCTCGACAGTCTGAGGCTCCTGACCGGCGGGAGCGACAACGGTATCGTCGTCATCCTGCGCGGCAGCGGGGGCGTTGGTGGGCTTGGCGCTGACTACGGGATCAGTACCCTCGGTGGGGTCCTCGTCGGTCTTGGGGGCGAGGCGCTGAGCACGGCGGGCCTTGTACTCCTCGATGGCCTTGGCGAGCTCTTCCGGGGACAGAACGCCATCAGCGCGACGAGCATTCTTGGGAGCATTTTTCTTCTTCATGACTTTTCCTCCTTTGAGAGTTCTTGCAGGATCACGGCCATCAATATTTAACCGCGCCTGTTCACCGGCTCTGGCTTCCCGGACCAAGGCCAAGTGGTTGATGCGGATGTCCCGCTGGATGGCGTCGTAGTGCTGGCCGTTCCACTCACCCGGCGTTTCATCGAGCGTCAGATTGTAGCCGAGGGACAGCTCCTTCAGGCCGCAATACCGCATCTCGTCGGTGTTGTGAATAACGATCTCCGCACGGACGTCATCCCCGCTTCGATACCCTTCCGTCAGAATGGTGCCGATCTGATGCTTCTGGACGTTGTCCTTGTCCACCAGACCCGCATCATGCGTGATGATGATGGGCTTGCCCTGATACGAGGCAAGACTCTCAGCAGCGAAGACTTCCTCAGGGAGCCGAAGCTCCCTCCTGACGCTCCCGTCAGGGTTGGTGTACTCGAAGATACCCGTGCTGGTCAGGATCGGCCTGTCCATCAGGTAGCCTTCGGGAGTGAAATACGTCTGGTTCAGCGGGAGGCTGTCCAGACGGATCACCTGAGATAATTTCGGGGCCTCACTCATTGGGCCCACCTCCTTTCGGAGTGTTCTGCAGCGTGAGCATCACTTCTTCTCCTCACTCTGCCCGTTGTCTCCGTCACCGTCCCCGGCCTTTTCAGCGGTCAGGTCGCCGGCAGCGAAGACGCTTCCGCCCTCGTCGGCGTTGGTTTCCTCTGCCGCAGCCACAACGGCTTTGGTGAGTTCCAGCGTCAAAATCTGGACGTGCTCGATCTCGTCGAGAAGCAAACCCTGATACACGTCGGTCAGGTCAGGGGCGTTCTGCTCCACATCCTGCACTCCCATAGCAAGAGAGTCGAGCTTTTCACTCACCTTGCCAAGCTGACGCGCAAGGCTGCTGATTGCACAAGCGTTCTTCACGGCTTTTCCTTCCTTTCTTCTGAATTTGGCGCCGGGTGTGCCCCTGCGGGAGCGTCACGGCTTCGGGTGGGTCTATATCTGGTCATCGCACTCACCACCTATTCGCTCTTTCCGAAGCGGTCACGATGGAAGGTGCGTTCCCATTCAGCGAACTTATCCCTCTCGACTACCTCAGGCGAACAGTTCTTGCCGCAGCGTTTGCGGCTGCGCTTGCAGATGCAAACGGTCTTACCGTTCTGGAAGTCGATGAAGACCTTGATCTTCTCTTTCGTTTCCATGTCCTCTCCTCCTCGCCTGATTATTTCATGGGGATATTCACCCCGTCATAGTCGAACACGGGGATTGCCACACAGCGGCAACAGTAATCCTCGCCGGGGTGGCATTTGCGGCCGGTGTAGACTCGGCCAGCCTTGGTGTCGTACCACATCTCAGGCGGGTCGTTCCAATCGAAGGTCTTCCCGTTCAGCGCCGCATGGCACGGGCGGACGCGGGAATCGTGGGACGTAGACCACCGATACTTCTTGCAGCCGGCGTCGGTCTGCTGCATCTTCGTGATCTGTGCGTTCAACGTCGCAAGCTGGTCACGAGCCAAAAGCTGGGCGTGGCGCTTGGACGTGCCGTACTCACTCTGGATGTCCTTCTGGATGTCGCGGATCGGCCGACCGTTCAGGTAGCCGTCCAGAATGATTTGCCGCATATTGCCGAGCGTCTCGGTCGGCAGGCTCTTGATGTAGGCCACGTTCTCGGCGATCCACCTCTGGATGGCCTGCTCGTACAACTCGCCCGAGTAGTAGTCGTCCAGGATGTCGATGCCCAGCGTGTCCTTGACGGCGCGTTTCCACTCTCGTACCGAGGTGTTCTGCGTCATCTTGGCGATCTGCTGGATTTTGCTGTCGAGTCCGAACTGCGCGATACGCTTTTCCAGAGCCGCAGAGACCTCCTGAAGCATCTGACGGATGCGGGCGTCGAGGTCGCGGCTGTCATCCAGCCGGGAGTCTCCACGCCGTTCCCGCTTGTACTCGTTCATCATGGCGGGCAGTTTCTTCTTCAGTTCCTCGTTCAGCAGCCGCATATAGGCGCCGGCGATGCGCCGGTACTCACGCTCTGCAGATTGCGGGTATTGCGGGGTGGTCTTCGCAGGAAGGGGTCTATTCCCCCGAAACTTGGGGCGTACAGCCTTTTTAACCGCCTCTTGGTATTGGTTGTTGGTCAAAGACAAAGCCCCCTTTACGGTCATTTACGCAGGTTTGGCGATGGGTTGCGGGCATAAGAAAAGCAGGGCGGTCACTGTCCGCTCTGCTTATTTCCCATCTACCTCTGAAACAACTTCGAGGCAGTAGACGTCAGGGATGGTGCAGATCCTCCGATTTCACCCGGTCTGCCCTCATGTCCAAAATTTCCAGATCCGGGGCCACCGTCGAGATCGGAGGAATCCCCTCTATTTCCGACTTCCTCAAGCGTAAGTTTCACGGCTTTGTATTTCCCAACGGAATAATCAGGGTCGGTATCAAGAACCTTGAATCTTGCCTTCTTGGAATACAGGACTTCATCCATGTCGACGTCGGCCACATCCTTGATGGAAACACCACTCTTCGACTTGCATTCAAGCACAACGTTGTACGAATCAGGGTCATCACCGTCTCTGGATCTGAACACTCTCTTTAGAGCATCATCCCCAGTAGACCAGCTTGACAGATGACCGAGTCCGAACGTGCTGTCCCCTGACGACTCTGCGATGAACTTATCAAAGGCATCCTTGTCCATTGTCATCGCGCGCTTGGTCGTACCTGCGTACTTGTCTGAGAGTGAAATCGCTTTTTCAATGGCCGCTGCGCTCTTTTCGGCGGTAGCCTTTTCTTCACTGTCCATCAGTGAACCGCGCGTCGCATATACACCCGAGTACCCAGCAGAAGCCGCCACGACATCCTTATAGTTCCTTGTGTAGTCCGATGTCGCATCGACCATTTCCTGCACTTCACGGTCGCTCAGCTCGCGTCCAGCATTCTTACTCCACTCTGATTTCTTTGCAGAGTAAACGCCTCTTTCAAGTCCATGGCTGGTTTCGCCGTTATATGGGGAGGTGTTTCCTTCGCGTTCCTCCGAGCCGCCGATCTCGCCTTTACGTCCATTGTGTCCAAAATTGCCACTCCCCGGTCCGCCATCCTCTTCAAAAGGGTCGCATTCACCTCGAATGGCCGACTTCAGGAGCTTCACATCATCCGCAAACGGCTGGAACAGCGACGGGGTCAGCAGCTCGATTTCCTCCAGCGTTCTGAACTGCGGGTCGGCCATTTCGCCATCCACGCAATTCGGCTCGCCTTCATACTCAGTACACAGGAAGATGTACGGCTGAATGCCGGTGTCAGACTCCATAGGACCTCTTCCGAGCGGGATCAGCTCTTTCGGGCTGATGCCGAACTCTTCTTCAGCTTCACGGAACGCCGCCTGCTTCGGAGACTCACCTTCCTTGATGTGACCGCCGGGGCCACAAATCAGACCGTGGCCGAACTCCGTCTTTCTGGTTCCACTCAGAACCTTGCCCTGAGAGACCACCAGAACGCCTACACAGGCTTTTGTATCTCCGGGGGTAGATGTATTCCCATCGCCCTTGACACTCTGTACCGAGGCTTTAGCGCGATTTTGCGGGGCATTGGCGGCTGACTGTTGACGTTCCTCGTCGCTCATGTCCTGCGGCAGCTTGGTCGCAGCAGGTGCAGCGGCGGGAGCTTCACCATCTCCGCCGGGGTCTTTCTTGTGCTCTTCGGTGCTGGTGCCCTCGGCATAGTCAGCGAACTGGCCCTGCTCGAAAATGCTCTGCCCAACGTCACCGGAAACCTGACCGCCCTCTGCAGGCTCGTCGGGGAACAGATCCTCGTCGTCGTATTCGTCGAGCATATTCTCGACGTCGAACTCCTCGCTGTCGGCCAGCTTGGCACGAACCTCGCTCGGGTCGATAACCTGCTTGTCGATGTAGAGCTGGGCGGTCTGCGCTCTGGTGAACTGTGTCTGCGCCCGCTTCTGGTCAAGATCGGCCTGCTCCGTGTCGCTGAGCGACCACAGGGGGTTGAACTCCACCTTGATCTTCGGCACTTCATCCACTTCGCCGGTGAGAACGCCAGCTTGGAAGATGACCGACAGCAGGTAACGCAGGTTCTTCTTCACCATGCGCTTCTGGATGCGCTCCAGATAGTTGTACCAGTTCTCCAAATCGGCATCACCGGTGGCGTTCATGCCTGCCGGTGAACGGCCAAAAAGGATAGTCTGCGGAATCGAGGTCAGCGCCGACAGGAAGTTGCAGGTCGAGTCGATGACGTCGGAGACGCCGCTGAACTGGAACTGCCTGAAGTCGTAGTCCTCGCCCTCGCTGTCAATGGTGATGCTGTTCAGCAGGCCGCGGGCCATGTCAATCGTCTGCAGACGGCGCAGGACTCTGTCCTCACCCTCTTCGGTGGCAAGCTCTGCGGCCAGATCCTTCATCTTGTAGACCGCCTGAACGGAGCGGTCAAGCAGCTTCGTTGCGCTGCCGTGGGCCACTTCCGCGTCGCGGATGGCCCTGTTGATGCGCACATACTCAGGGATGCCCCAGAGCTGGTAAATCGAGTTGGTCGTGTTCTCAGGCAGGATGCCGTTCTGGAACACCAGGCACCGGCTGTCGTGAACGGTGAACGAACCGGTGCGGCTCGTCACGTGGTAGAACTCGGGCATACCGAGGCGGGAGCCTCTGGTGCGGAACGGGTCACGCGGGTCGTAGGAGAACATACTCTGGTAGTCGGGCTGGATCACCGAGCGGTCATAGACGCGAATATCGTCAATCGACCGGATGTTGCGCCAGTCCAGAGGCTCGTCGATGCCGCGGCCGTCGTTAATCATCATCACGGCGATGGAACCTCCGAAGAGCCGCGCCCAGCGGATGGCGGTCATGGCCGTTTCTTCCCAGTCCAGCTCGTCGAGGGCCTCCGTATAGAAGTCCTCGATCTTCTGGTCTTTGGTGCTCTCCAGCGTGAAGCCATGCTTGATGGCCTCCTCTGCAGGCGTGTCGATGATTTTCGCAAACAGGCCGTTGCCCTCGTAGTACATGGTGAGCAGTTCATCGGGAACCACAGGCTCGGCACGGAACCGATACCCTTCCGTGGTGTCCTTGCTCGTGCCGTACTTGTTCATCATGTTCACGTAGCCGTCGGCTCGGTAGGGGCGAACGGCCTTGCCGGTCTGCATCTCGATCAGGTGGGCGTACCTCTTCACGATGCGTTCGGCTTGGTCTTTGCGTCTGTCGTCCATACCCTCTCACCTCTTTCTCAAATCAGGTTGCCGACGTTGAACGCCGTCTTCGTTTCGATCTCCGCAAATGCGTTGGCGCTTGCATCGACCATATCCTTGAACTTCCCGTCGGGAAAGTTCTCAAGCTGCGTCAGGTACGCCTCGTTCCATTCGCCATACATGATGTCGAAGTTGCCAGCTTGCCATTGGGCGGCCATAGGCTCAGCTCTGGCCTCTTTGCTGCCGCTTTCAGCGACGGCCGTAACGTCGAAACCAGACAGGAACTTGATGTAGGACTCGGCCTGCTCTTTACCGGCTTGGCCGGGGTCTTTAGGCAGGCGGACGCGGACGCGCTTGTACGCCGCACGGTCTGCCTGAGCAGTCAGCTTTATCGTCTTTCGCACATCGGAGGCGTTCATCTGCTTGTTGATGACGTCCGCGATGACGTATCGGCCGTTCTTCCGCTTGCCCATCAGGACGCCAGCGGTATAGGCCGGGTCGCCGTTCTCGGTCTTCTCGGTTGCCGCCAAGTCCCAGCAGCGAACCCACTGGATGACGTCCTGCGGCATGATGGTCAGGATCTCGCCAAGCTGCGTTCTCTTGAAGAACAGGCCGGCGGCGGCCCTGATCTTCCAGTTGCCTTTGAGGAGTCGCTCGCGCTGGATGACCGACAATGCCTTCAGGTTGGACAGGTAGCCGGGGTCGATACGCAGCAGCTCTTGGTTGTCGTACACGGAAGACATGATGAACGTCACTGACTTCGGTTCGTTCTTCTCTTCCGGTGTGGTCAGATTGAAGCGTTCCCAGAGTTCCTCTCTGGTGTCCGCCCAGTAAACGACCTCGTCACGCCGAATCATGTAGCGAATGAGGCCAGAACGCTCAGGGATGGGGTAGCCGGTGTCTTGGTCGATCCACCATGCGATGAACTTCGCCACCCAGCTATCGGCGTCAGGGTTGCATGTCGCTCGAACGAACGGCCTGACACCGCAGGTCGAACGGTTACGGGACAGCATATAGAAGAAAATCTCCTCGCTGAAATGCGTCAGCTCGTCGAAGCCGATCTCGCAGATCTGAGCGCCCTGCCAGTTGTCCAGCTCTTCCGAACGCTCGATGTGCGCGAAGGACACCTTGGAAACCTCGTCGCCGTCCTTATCTCGAAACGACCACGTGCCGTCGGAGATTTTGCGCTGTGCCCCGTTGATACCGTGGTACATCTTCTGGGCTTCATCCCACAGGCCGCCTTGGGCGAAAATCTGCTTGTAGTTCTTCCTGAAGATCGTGCAGCCGAAGCCCTTGACATTCTTGTATCTCAACGCCGACAGCAGCAGGCCGTAGGTCTTGCCGCCGCCGGCCGCTCCGCCGTAGATGCAGATGTCCGCAGGGGTTGCAAGAAACTTCTCTTGCGGGCCGAACTGCGGCTTCAGCACACGGACTTTTCTCTCAGGACTCTTGCTGGTCGCCATCGTCCCTGCCGTTTGCGGGGAGATAGATCAGAACATCTTCGGAATCATCGCCGGCGGAGAGGGCGACTTCCTGCCGCTGCGCCCACTGGGTACGCTTGCGGTTGTTCAGCCAATACATAATTGCCATAGTGTCTGGCACTATGTTCTTCGTCGTGTTCTTGATGCGGACGGGCTTCGGGTTGCCATCCTTATCCATGTCGATTGTTTTCTCGGTGTCGGTAATCTGGTAGCCCAAAGCCCTTTGATAAAGCGCCTTCTCGACCTTAGAGTCGGCGATGTTCTTTCCTCGCTCGACTGCGTCGTTCAGGCTCTCATGCTCCTGCTTCCAGCGAATAAAGGTGCGCGTCGAGATGCCGAAAGCCTCGGCAATCTCGTCGTTCGTGGCTCCCTTGATTGCCAGCGACCAAGCCCAATCGTCGTGGTATTCGGGATTGTACTTGCTGAGGGCCGGCATATCACATCACTCACTTTCCTGCCAGATATTCGGTGGCAAGCATTTCGATCAACTGCCAGCGGTTCTTGCTCGTGATGGCACCGTCCTTCTCGGCCTTCTTGATGGCCTTCGTAATGGTAGCTGCAGACTCCGCAGGGATGGCGTTGCTGCCGAAAATCTTCGTCAGATACGTCCACTCCTCGTCGTCCTTGAAGCCGACCTCGTCCATCTTCTCCGTGACGCTCTCGATCATGGAGTGGATGGCGGCGCCGACGTTGCGGATGTCGGAGAACTTCTGGTAGCGGGCCAGCGCCTCGATGAACTGCTTGCACTGCTCATAAGGCGCGACACCGATAATCTCAGGTGCCGAGGACTCAAGGTTCTTCACCAGCGCGTCCATATCCTTCACCTGATGCGGCAGGAACGAAAACGTGATGTTCTTGAAGTCGAAATGCACCGCCGGAGACAGCAGCTTATCGTACTGCTCCAGAGGCTCCTCCATGATGTCCTTGCCGATGAAGCTCTCCAGCATATCATCCACGTCGTCGAGCATCTTGCAGATCTCGCGCAGGATGGACGGGTCATCGAAACCGCTGATGGCGTTGTGGGCCAACTGCTTCGATGCGATCTTGGAGCGGGACAGGCCGCTCACGTCGATGATGGCGATAATCTCCTTCATGCCGGCGGCTCGGGCGCTCTTGATGCGGTGATGACCGGAGATAATCTCCAGAACGCCGTCTTTCTCCACCAGCAGGGGCAGGCTCTCAAGCTGGCCGCGGTTCTTGATGTTCGCGGTGAGCTGATCCTGCATTTCCTTCTTCATGATGCGGGCGTTGATGTCCTGCTCCCGCACCTTATCAAGCTGGACTTTGGCGATAATCAGGCCGGTGCCCATGTCGTAAATCTTCTCGTAGCTCATTGCTGTGCTCTCTTCTGCTGCCATTGTTTCTCCCTCCTCAGCCATTCGGCCAACGTAGCCTTCTCGTCACGGCCAGCCACAAGGGCGGCCTCATAGGTCAGCTTGTACCCATTCTTCGCGTCCTCCTGCCGGTTGACCAGCTTCATGATGCCGCGAACCTCTTTGTTCTCGGCGTACTTCGTGAGCATGGCTGTCCGCATCTTCGTGACCTTCTCCTGGTCGATGTCGTCGAGCAGCGTGTCCACGAAGCTCTGGTTCTGGGCCAGCATATAGCAGAGACGGCCGAGGCGGTACAGCTTGTGCGGTGCCTTCATGACGTACCACACAAAGATGGAGTCTGCAGCCATCTTCGAGATGCCGAAGACCGCGGCCACATAGCCGTCGATCAGGACAGCGCGGTTGTAGGTCGCCTGCGAGCCTACGAAGTTGTGCGTCCAGAGCATCCGGTAATACTGCGCGTTGGCGCCGGCGATCTGGATAATTCGGATGTCACTGTCCTCTGTGATCTCATAGTCGAGCGGGAGCATACTGCATTTCAGAGGCTCCAGCTTGCCCTCCTGCGGGCGCTTGATTTTCTTCCCTTTGGCAAGGGCCACCGCTTCCTCTTCCCTGTTCGTCGTGATGTACGAGTTCAGGTCGGCGCGTGTCCCAGAGCGGGCAAAGATGGTGTGGCCGACGGACTCACCTGCCCGTTTCTCCTGATAGCACAGGAGCAGAGCGGGAGCGTCCATCATCATGTCGTAGAGCTGCTGATGGCCGGTCTCGGGGTCGAACATACCGTAGGGCGGCTCTTTCCAAGTCATCTTGCCCTGCGTGTCGTAGAACTTCTCATAGCCGGCGAAATACGTCGGCGGGTTCGCCACGATGATCGTATGCGGGTCGTCCTTCACCTCACGGAGATGATCCCACATATCCAGTGGGCGGTAGCTCATACCACCGAGCAGGCTCTTCGTGGCCTCAAGCTGTCGGCGTATGCTCTCGATGTGCTCTTCACGCCTGTCGTGCAGGTCGCGCAGGATGTTGTGGAAATACTCGTTCCCTGCGCTCTTCGATGTCCGCAGATAGATTTGCGCGTACAGAGCTACGGCCGGGTCTAACAGCTCTTCGTCGGAGAAGCCCTGCGCGTGGATCTGCAGCGGTTCGAGAGATTGCCCCGTGATGGCGTAGCCCATCACCGAGGTCATCATGTTCACGTCGCTGGTTTCGATCTGCTCAGGCTTGAACCCCGACTGGACTGCCAGATTCGCCATAGCGAATGTACCGGCGCATGGCTCTACGAACCGCGTGTACCCAGAACGCCGAGCGGTCTTAATGAGCTCAATCAAAAACTTCTGCTCAACACCGTTCAGGCACCCGAGGAACATCGCTCCGGGGTCCATAAAAAACGCCATTGTACTGACCTCCTATCGGTTTCGAGAACACGAAAAAGAGGCGGCGGCCTTGCGGCCGTCACCTCTCAGACGTGGTCTTCACTTACATCTCGTCGATCAGCTTATCGACGATGTCCAGACAGGTCATCGCTGTCCTGCCCTTCTCATTCCAGTATTCCGCAGCGCCACCCCTAACGCTGTCGGCTACCGTTTTCACCATCAGGCACGGAACGTCGTTGCGGTCGCAGGTCAGCAGGATTGCCGCCGCTTCCATGTCGCACACATCCGCGCCGAACTCTCTGTGGAGCCAGAGCTTTTCCTCGGCCTTGCCCATAAACTTATCGCCAGAGGCGCAGCACACATGACGCAGGTTCGGGAACACTCGGCTTGCCATCTCCATGAGCCGTTCATCGGTCTGGAGCCGTCGGTCTGGGTACTCCATGTATCGACCAACAGGCACACCGTCCACGTCGGATAGGTCGTACTGCCAATGCACCACGCAGTCAACGAGGCAAGGCTCGTCGGCCATCAGGTCTTCTCTGCAGCCTCCCACTACGCCGTAATTAAGAACCGCAGCGACCTCGTAGCGGTCGATAAGGTATTGTGTTGCGGCGGCCGCGAAAATCTCACCTGCGCCGCTATACAGGGCGTAGACTTGACTTTTGGCGGTTTGATAAAGCACTGTGCCGTAGCCGTCGTTCAAATCGTAGCCTTCACCGTATTTTTGGCGCATGGCCTCTTCCTCGACTGCTACGATCAGTCCGATCTTCCTCATGGAGTCACTCCTCGATGCAAGAGAAAAGGCAGCCGGTTCTCCGACTGCCTTTCTCGTATTCTGGACCGGGCCCCAGCTTGCGAGGCTGGAACGCCTGCCGGGGAGGCAGGAATGATGCACTTTCACCAAGCCCGGATATGGACCGGGAATCCGCTTACGGGGCGGAAACTCTCGACAGGATGCCGAGCGTGATACCTTTCACTATTCCCGGATGTTGCCCCGATGGTCGGGGCCTATGGCACGGACGGTTGGGAATCGAACCCACCACACGCGGTTTTGGAGACCGTGTCGCCACCTTGGGACATTCGCCCGTATATGGACCGGAACCCTACTTGCGAGGTAGGAACTCCCTCAAGGATAGAGGGCGTGATGCTCTTTCACCAGTTCCGGGTATCTGATGTGCGGGCGGGGATTTGTCACCCCGCATAGCGCAGGCAGCGTACAACGTGCTTTCTTCCCGTCCGAGGTAGCTACTTAACCCCAATAGGTCTGCGTTCTGTTGTGCCCTTCTGCGCCGCATACCCTTGCTGCGTCTACCTATTCCGCCACCGCACATCACTGGCCTGCCGGTTACAGCAGGCTCAGTTGCTCAACTTTCTCTTCAGGCGGTTTTGCCGCCTTAGGCTGCTTCAAAGCGTCAGCCTCAGGCATCTCCTCGATGACCTCGCCGGTGTGGGCCAGCCACCACTCCGCAAACAACGTGCGGTGGCACCAGTTCTCAGGCTTACGGATGTCCTCAAAGCAGAGCAGAACCAGCTTCTTGTCCTCCTCCTGAGCCTTGGCGTCAAGCCGCTGGACGATGCCGATAATCTTATCGACGCCGATCTTATCCAGCTTCTTGAAATACTCGGCCTTGTACTCCTCGTAGCCCAGCTTCAGCATATCGTACCGCGGAGCCAGCGCGTAGCACTGTTCACGGATCTCGTACCCAGTTGAAAATCGGGGCTTGCCGACGCTGATGCCGACGGGATAATACCCATCGTTTCGGAGTTCCTTGTTGCTATACCGACCTGTCATAATTGCCATGTGATTGCCTCCTGAATATCTTTACTTTATTGTACCATACGGCCTACCTAAAGCAAGGTTTTACGGTGTCGCTACGCATTTTTGTGACCTTGTTCGGATGCCTCGCGCCTCGCTGCGGCAGGCTGTGAAATCCCTTTTTAGGGGTGACACATACCCAGCCGATGGCCCTCCGCCTCACCGTTCCGCCGTCATGGCGTTTTCGATGCAGGTTTCAGGCCCTCAGGCGCCGTGTGGTTGTGATACTCAGGGGTTCTCACCAAGCAGCGCCTTGCTGGGTCTGTTGCGCTTACTTGATGGCTTCGAGCAGCTTCTCCGCGGTGTCCGTCTTCTCCCAAGTACGCTCCTCGCCGATGACGTTGCCGAAGTGGCCGTATGCGGAGGTGTTCTTGTAGACGGGCTTGCGCAGGTCAAGCCAGTTGATAATGCCTCTGGGGGTCAGATCGTAGACGGCCTCGATGGCGTCGCAGATCTTATTCTCGGCGTACTTGCCGGTGCCGTAGGTATCGACGCGGATGCTCACGGGATGCGCAACACCGATGGCATAGGCAAGCTGAACCTGACACTTATCAGCGATGCCGGCAGCCACGATGTTCTTTGCGATGTGGCGGGCTGCATACGCTGCGGAGCGGTCAACCTTGGTGGGGTCTTTACCGGAGAAGGCGCCGCCACCGTGCGCGGCATAGCCGCCGTAGGTGTCCACGATGATCTTGCGTCCGGTGAGGCCCGAGTCTGCGGCAGGACCGCCCTTGACGAAACGGCCCGTGGGATTGATGAACAGGGCGTAGGTGTCAACGTCCATATTGGGCTGGTAGGTCAGCAGCTCGTCGAGGACGGGCTTGATGACGTGCTCCTTCAGGGGCTCCTCCAGATCCTCGGGTGCGACGCACTCCTCATGCTGGGTAGAGATGACGACGGTGTCAACCCGTACCGGGTTGCCTCCCTCGTCATACTCCACCGTCACCTGTGTCTTTCCATCGGGGAGGATGTGAGGGATCGTACCGTCCTTTCTCTTCTTCATCAGCAGGTATGCCATCTTATTCGCCAGCGTGATAGGCAGAGGCATCAGATCCGGTGTCTCGTTACAGGCGTAGCCAAACATCATTCCCTGATCCCCCGCTCCGCCGACTCCATCGTTGGTTCCCATTGCGATGTCGGGGCTCTGCTCGTCGATAGCTACCATCACCGCGCAGGTGTTGCCGTCAAATCCCGCCTTGGGGCTGTCATAGCCGATGTCCTTCAGGACGCCGCGGGCGATACCGGCAAAGTCGATGTAGTGCTCCGTGCTGATCTCGCCCATGACCAGCACCATGCCGGTCGTGCAGCAGGTCTCGCAGGCCACACGGCCATTCGGGTCATGCTTCATGACCTCGTCGAGCACTGCGTCAGAGATGCGGTCGCACACTTTATCGGGATGGCCTTCCGTGACCGATTCCGAAGTGAAGAGTATCTTGCTCATGCGTTGAACCTCCTTGTTGTCTTTCCGTTTCGTCTGGATTTCTTGTCCCCCTCGGACTCTCCAGATTTTCTATGCTACACGATAATACAGGTTGATGGTGAACTTCAATCCCGTTCGCTCCCCATCAATTCTTGTTACTCTCTTTTGGTCTCTTTTCCTGTCTTTTACTCCCCGATACAGGTATTCAAATGCGCTCACGGTGGACGGTTTCGCCGTGGAAGCAGCACCCGCAGTAAACCCAGACGCCATCCTTGAAGGCGAACGTCATAAACGTCGGGCGCCAGCGGCCATTCTCGTCTACCATGTGGTCGTATGCCTCGCCCACCTGCAGATACCCGCTCGACATGGATGCCGGCGGGACGCAGTCTCGAAAGTCATTGACGATCTGCTCGTCCACGGTGTCTCCGGGCTGGGCTGCTTTGTAGAAGTCCCCGGCCGCTGCCCAAATCTCCCGAGTGATGTGTTTGCTCATGCCTTGTCCTCCTTGATGTAGTTCTCATTGAGCCAGTCGATCCATCCTGCGATGCCTCCGCAGGCGTCAAGCACATCATCCGCGTCATCCACAACGCTTGACCCGTGCCAATGTCCTTTCGGGTCTTTCACAAATGCCTCGATCCAGCTATTGTTCTCAAAAGCCACCTTGTTTTCAGCCTCTTCGTCTGCATTGAGGGCATCCCACAGCTCTGCGTCACTCTTGAAGGTAGTTCTCAGAGCGTCAGACGCCGTCATGTTCATCGCGCCGGTGTTCTGCTTGTTCTTATACAGGAAATCGCGGCCGTTCATGAAGCCGACGATCTCGACGTCTCCATGTACCTCGACGGACACCTCATAGCCCTTGTATCTCAGGCCGCCGATATGGCCGCCGTACCACACGCAATCGAGGTGGTCATCGTCAATGAAAATGCTCTCCTCGGTCAGAAGCTCCGCGCCGAACGCCTTCGCGTCGGCCTGCATCTTGCGGTAGCGCCGCTCAATCTTATGCCGGCTCATAGCCATCTCTCCTTCACCATCATATAGGCGTACACCGCCTTAACAGTTTCCTCCAGATTGCGGTTGCTGAACCACGCATCTGCCATGATGTGTAGGTTCTCGAACTCCTTGACGTCGAACTGCAGACGCTCTTTGACCGCCTCCGGTGTATCTCCGCGTTCGAGCATTCTCTCAGCTCTCTCCTCCTGTGGGGCATAGATGGCGATGACTACCACCTCTTTGCTGCCGGAATATCTCTCCCACATATACCGGATTCCAGCGGGGTCGATCACATAGATGTCGTTCTCCTCAATGGCAGACTCCGGTACGCCGTAGCGGTAGCCATCGTAAAGCGTAAACGCGCACATCTTGCCAGCCGCATCGAACTGCTCGGGCGTAACGAAGATATGGCCGGGTTCGCCGTCGAAACGGGGCGGGCGCTCCGTGTATGACCAAACTTCCTTCAGGCCGTACCTCTGCGTCAGCTCACGGGCGACGCTGGATTTTCCAGAACCGGACGGGCCGGCAAGCAGGTAAATGTTCTTCATTCGGTTTCCTCCATCTCTTTCCAGCTCTTTTCGTTGCAAAACAAGTTAGCAATATCATCCTCTTCATCGGGGAGTTCTGCCGTGACGCTGTTCAGCCCGCTCATAGCACCCACTGACCCCGGTGAATAATGCTTTGTCTGTTCTCCGGTTTCATAATAGAATCGCACCCGGCTATCTGTAAAATGTGGCTCGACCGTCAAAACTTCCTTATTGCTCCATTCCCAAAAGTCGTCTGGGTCGTCACAGTCGTGCAGAATGATGTCCACCTTTGCGCCGACGCCGCGCGGGCCAAGAACTTCAGCCTTTTTACCCTTCTTGGCGGCGATAGAAGACGCCAGCGACCTAATGACGTCAACCCAGTCCGCTATTGGTACTGTGCGTTTCATCTTATCAGTTTCTTCAGCCATCGCATCGTATTGCTCGGCTATATTTCGGAAAGTGATGGCAATGTCTCTCAGGCGCTTTGCCTCAGCGTCGCACTCTCTTATGACACTCTTGGACATGGAGAGTAGCTTCTCATATTGCGCCGTTCGCTCGCTTACTTTCATACGCCCTCCTCGGATTTTGACACTGGGCGGAAAATCTCCGACCAACTCTGGCCGCAGTTGAAAACGAGGTACAGGTGCTCACCGTAGTCCTCGATCCTGTCGCCAGACTCTTCGAGCCCGTGCAGATACGCCGTATTCACCACGTCAACGGCGAGCCGCAGCTTGCTTGTGACGATGTGGAAATCGTACCCGACCAGAACGATCACCTGATGGATGTCATCAAGGAAGCCGTTCAGGTCAAACTCCACGCTGGTCACACCGTCGATGCTTAACAGGTCGCGCTCAAGCGATGCACATTTCTCGGTGATGCCGTACCGCTCGGCAATCCGTGCAGTCTCGTCGTTCATCGAACCGCTCCTTTCACGTAGTACCGGCCAGCCTCCGCGACCGTGGTATCGTCGAAGCAGTCGGTCATCGCACTACTGACCTTGCGGATCATCTCCGGGTCAAGGCCAGCACGTTCCATTGCCATGATGGCATAACCCTTGCAGGCGTCGTTGTTCCACGGCCCCTCAATCATCTGGGCCAGTATGCCGACTCTACCGGCCGCATAGCCCTCCGCTCGGATGCGCTCCACCGTTCTCTCAGGCAGGGTGATGCGCATGGATTTGCAGTCGAAGTCCTCGTCGTCCGGGCTGCAGTCGAGCAGGTCAGCGAGCTTCGCTTCGATGGCGGCGTCATCCGCCTCTTCTTCGATGTCTGTCGCCTCGAAAGCGTGGTAGGTTTCGTAGGTATCGTGGCTTCTCTCGAAGCCGTAGTGCAGTTCAATTTCGTATGCCATATTCACTCCTCCTTGCCGTACTGCTTGAATGTGCTCAGATCGTATGCCCCGGCCACGCCGTTACACTCGATCTCTCGGTCGATGAAGTCCTGGTCTGTCAGGCTGATGGTTCCGTCGTTACTCAGGTCAGCCGCCTTTTCCTCTGCCCCTTCGTGGCTGTCAGCCCAGATAATCACGCTTCTGGACAGCGTTTCTCGGACTGTCACGCTGTACGGGCGCAGACCGTCCGCTGTCGCGTCCGTGGACTCCGTCCATCCGTTCGCAGCGTCTACGAACTTGGCCGTCAACTCCTCAGCCGTCACATGAAGCGTCGGTCGGTCTGCAGTAGGCTCAACACCTACCCATTCAAACCACGGGTGGTCTGCCGCAGTGACGCTGCCAAAGCGGTCATCAGGCAAACCAACCTGCGACGGGATGAAGTAAACACCTTCATCAAGGCTGTCCTCGATGGCCTTTTCCTGTTCCTCGCTCATGCTGCCGGCAATCACAACCTCGTGACGCATCTTGTAGTTGTCGGCGTCGCGGTACAGGTAACTGATCTTGGTGTTGACCCGCGCCAGCCAGCCAAGCGTGTCGTTCATCGCTTCATCAAGCGACGCATACGGGTTTCGGACGTTGGCATTTTCATTGAAGCCGTTGACCACGTGCAACATGGCCTCTTCAATGCTCCGATAGCGCCTGCAGATGGTTTCCGCCGTTCCCTTGTGGTGCCCAGCAACCCCGAATGTGAACGGCTGGTAGCTGTCGTCCTCCTTGTGAATGCCGAGGCTCCAGTGCTTGTACTCGAACAGTTCGTTGTGCCCTGCCTCCCAGCCGGCAGCCTCCTTGAGCCACTGCAACACCAACTCTTTCGTCAGGCGTCTGCTCATGCTTCTTCCTCCTCGTCCAAATCGTAGTGATGGATGACAGTCGGTTCGTCATGCCCAATGTCATACACGGTCGTCAGCATCCTGCCATCGTGGCTGTCATATTCGACGCAGGCGATCATCTCTGGGTCGCATCCCTCACGGATCAGATCCACATACACGCCGGGATAGTCAGTCAGAATATCCCCGCCGCCGTGCTTTGCTTGGATGCGCAGCTCGCCCAGCGGCGTCTTCACGCGGAACTCTCTTTTCTGCTGGGGTGCCTCCGCTTCGTTGAACATCTCCACTTCCTTCTGGCGGTAATAGTCGAGAGCATCGCGGAACTTCTCAGCGGAGAAGACTCGCGTCTCTGTCGTGTGGGCCACCTTGTCCCACGCGGTCACGAGTAGCTCAATGAAACCCTTCTCGCAGTCGATGTTCTGCTTCATGGTCAGGTTGAAATCCTGCTCGTCCCGGACTTTCAGAATCATGTCTTCTCCCTCCTCAATACTTACACTTGATGCCGAAGTCATTCTCGATACAACTCTGAATGAGCTGGCCCATTCGCCACACCTGATCTGTGACCAGCGTAAACCCGCTTGCTCCCCAGTGCCACGAGAAGCTCTTGCCGTTCTTTCGGAACAACGTGCAGGTCACATCTCTTCCTTTCGTCAGGCGCATCATCACTTCATCGCCATTGAAGCAGCCGAGCGAGATCAGGTTCATTTCCTGCCCGTCTTTCACCTTCAGTACCACGCAGGCATCGTTGTTTGACAACAGTTCCACCATGTCCTTCAGTTTCATTTCGCATTCCTCCTTATCTCTTATGTACGGCATAGACCGTCATCCCTGCGCTGTTCTTCACAACGCGATCCTCGAACTCCTGCTCCGACATCGGTTCAAGATAGAAGCGAACCGTATCCAGATTCCCGTCGCTGTCGTATTCCTTCACGCCGTACAGGACGTGGTCTGCACCGGTCTCTTTCAGAATCTTGATGGCTTCAGCCTCAAACTTCTGAAGCTCCCGCCCGACATCTCGGAGCGGCATCTGCCCAAACGCGACCATCCCGTTCGCCGTCCAATGTCTCCACCGGACCCACCCGCCATTTTTCATACCGCATACCTCCGTCCGCTCAGGACATCGACCACCGTAGTTCCGGTGCCGAAAGCCGATCTCATTTCGTGCATCTCTTCGTCGTTGGGCTGCCGGCTGGCGTAACCTTTCAGGGCCTCCCGCACCTCTGCTTCGTAGGTGGCGCGAGTGGCGGACACGTTCACGCAGTCGGGAGCGACCAGCTCAACCTTTTCGAGCATATCATCAGCCAGCGCACGGCCGATGCTGTTGCGGGCAACGCCGTCGGCGTCAATGGTAATCTTGCACGAGTCCAAGTCGGACTTCACGCGCTCAAGTTCCTTCTGGGCTTCGGTCTGCCAGAACTGGCCGAGCTTTCCGCTGAGTTCCATCTGAAATCTGGTCATCGTTATTTCCTCCTACTGGTTATCTTGGATTATCCATCTGGTTATCTTATGAGTATATTATACTGCATTACCTACCTAAGTCAATAGATTTACGTTAATTGTTTCATATTATTTCTATAATCATAAATCATTCCGTTAATACTCTGCGCAGGCAGAAAAAGAGCAGGCCGCGAAGCCTGCTCTCGGTTTCCTATTCAGTTTCGTCGTAGTCGTCGGGGTTCCACATCAGGCCGTTATCTTCGATGTACTGGGCCATGCTCAATAAAGCTCTGCCGTGGAGTTTGAACACCCGCTTGCGGTACATATCCTCCCGCTCCAGCAGATCCTCCTCGTCCCCGTACAGCAGATCCACCACATCGCCCCAGCTTGCCCCGTCGAGGTATCGGCTTCGGATGACAGCCCGCTCGTCGGAGCGTTTCAGCCGACGGATGATTTTCTCGAAGAACATCCTCTCCCGCCGTCTGTGTTCCAGCGTCGCCCGGATGTCTTCCTCAAGGTCGAACTTCTGCTGCATCAAGTCTGAGATGCGGTCGTTGGATGGGCTCGGCGATTTTGGCATATCCGTGAGGGCTTGGGCTCCCACGCCTACCAGCTTCGTCTCCAACCGCTCCAGCCTCTCGGACTGATTTTCGATTTCACGCCTCAGATCACGGAGGGCTATCAGCCGTTGCTTGACGGCCTCGACGTCGTAGTGTTTTTCCTCGTTCATAGAGTTCGGAAGCCCCGTTCACCTCACTTTCGCTCTGGCCCCGCGAGGCTCACGCCTGCTTGACCCACTCATACCTCTTCTCAAAGGGTTCAAAGTCCTTCTCGCCGAGGATGCCCTTCAGGTTCATGTCCATCTTGATCTGCCAATAGTCCTGCTCGTCACCCTTCTCAAGAGCGCCGTGGTACTTGTCGAAGACCTTGCCCCACGCCTCCACCACGCGGCGGATGCGCTTTTCGCCAAAGACATCCTTCCCCATGACGGCCGGGTCGTTCAAGGTGAGAATGAGCGTATCGGTCATAAACTGGATGTACGTCTCTTTCTCAGCCTGCCGGTAGACGTTGACCGTGTTCCTCTGCCGTTGCAGGTATCCGTTCTTTCCCATGACTATCCCTCCTTATGACGATGCTTTGAAGTTGTAGATGGGCTTGATAATCTCCAGCACGTCGCAGGTCGGGCCGATGCAGCCCATGATCTCCTTCATGTCCTTGTAGGCGAACGGCGCCTCGTCTATGGTGTCGTAGCTGATACAGGAGCTATGCACGTTCCGCATCGTCTCTCGGTAGGCTCCGAGAGAAATTGACTCGCGGGCCTTGCTGCGGGACATCAGGCGGCCAGCTCCATGCGGTGCCGACTGGTTCCAATCGTCGTTGCCCTTGCCGACGCAGATCAGAGAACCGTCGCGCATATTCATCGGAATAATCAGGCGCTCGCCCTTCTTGGCAGACACAGCGCCTTTCCGCAGGATCATGCTCTCGTGGTCGATGTAGTTATGCACGGTCGTAAACTGCTCCTGCGGGACGATGTGCATAGCTTTCAGGATGGCCTTTGCGATGGCCTGACGGTTGGCCTCCGCGTAACGCTGGATGATTTCCATGTCGCTCAGGTAGTCATCCATCAGCTCGCCGGTCAGGTACGCGAGGTCGGGTGCTCCGAAGTCGCTGTGCTGCTTTCTCAGTTCTTCCAGCACACCGGCGATTTCCTTCTGTCTGCCAGCGGCCTTGTACTCGGCAACAACGCGGCTGATTTCCTCGCTGGTGGGCTTGGTCATGGCCTCCATCGCTCTGTGCTGATGCCAGTTTGCCACCTCAAGGCCGAGCTTTCGGCTGCCGGTGTGAATCACCAGCCAGAGGCCGCCGCTCTTATCCTTGTCAACCTCGATGAAGTGATTGCCACCGCCGAGCGTCCCGATGCTGAGGAGCGCACGGCTGTTGTCGATGCCGACGCATTTCAGGCCGCTCAGGTCGAACCACTCCTTCGGGTAGTTGTGAGTACAGAAACCGGCCGGCACATTCCAGCGGATGGCTTTATCCAGCTCGTCAAGGTCGAGCCTCACCCGCCCCAGCTTGACGGCCAGCATACCGCAGCCGATGTCCACGCCCACGAGGTTCGGGCAGACGCGGTCGTGAATGGTCATCGTCGTTCCGATAGTACACCCAGCGCCGGCGTGAACGTCGGGCATGATCCGCACCTTGGAGCCGTCACTCACGGGATGGCGGGACAGCTTCTCGATCTGCTCCGTCGCTTCCTGCTCGATGGTCTTCGCAAAAATCTTCACATCATTGGTCATCGTCTTTTCCTTTCACTCGCTCCACGGAAACTCTGTGATAATGTCGTCCCCCCAAATGGGCTTCATGCTGTCCTTCATGAAGACCGGCTTGCCGAGCGCCTTGGCCTGCTCGACCACGCCCTCGATCCACTCGCGCTTCGGGACGACCTTATCCTTACGGTTGCCCGTCTCCGCGCCGAGGATGAACCAGTCCATCGACTCCATAATGTCCTTCTTGGGATTGCCCAGAGGCCCCAAAATCGGCTCGATGCTGGCGAAGGTGTGGTGTTCGTCCGACCAGAACATCGGCACATCGCGCTCAGTCGTCGTTGAGCCGTACCAGAACTCGTCGCCGGCAGGCAGCAGGCCCGCCTCGTACAGTCGGATGTAACGCGCTGGGTTTTTGGTGAGGAACAGGTATCTGTGCCCGGAGGCAGCCTTGCAGGCGTCGAACACCTTCTTGATCCATTCGTCAGGCACCCAATCCCCGAACAGGTCAGCCATCGAACAGACGAAAATCGTCTTGCCGAACCCCTTCGTCAGCGGGTCATTGAGGCGGTACTCATGGAACGTAGGCGTGAAGCCGAAGGGGTACGCCGCATTTCGGACGACGCCGTCCTTGCTGGTAACAGTCAGCCGTTCCTTCAGGTACACCACATTCTCGTCGGTCTCTCCGCCGGCCGCACAGTCGCAGCCTTTGAAGCGATTCGCCGTCGATCTGGCGTAACAGTACGGGCACGGATGGTAGCAGCCCGTGACTGGCGACCACGTCGAATCGCTCCATTCTATTTTCGTCTTTATCAACGTAACCCCTCCTCTAAATAACCCCACTTAATGCCAAGCATCGCTCGCCTTATCGCAGTATGCGACACGCCGTATTTTGCGCCAAGCTCTCTGAGTGAGGCTGTACCCCGCGCCTTCCTGATTTCAAGCACTTCGGCCTCTGTCAACTTATGCGTCCCTGAGCGTTCACCGACTGGCATTTTGTCGTTGACTCTCTTGTCATCAACGTTTTCCTGCCTACTTCCCCAACAAAGGTTTTCCAGCCTATTGTCATCGTGGCAGTCGTTAAGATGTCGGCATTCTTCATCAGGAAGCGGCTCTCTATCCCACGCTAAGAGGACGGCTCTATGTACCCGCAGCTTCTCCCTCGTTCCGTCGTATAGGAAGACATGAAGGTATTCGCCATCTCTTATCTGTCGCAAAACCCTTGGTTTGCTTTGGCTCTTAGCAAGCGACAAGATTTGCCCGTTTCTTGATGCGAAGTATTTTCCGTGATGCCCCGGTATCTCGCTCCATAGTTCACCTTGGTAGCGGATAATTTGTCGTTCCATCGCGCATTCTCCTGTCAGAACGGGAGTTCACCGGCGTCGTCATCGGGAATCTCGGAAAAATCTCCGCTGGGCTGCTGGTAGCTGTTGTCGTAGCTGCCACCGTAGCTTCCGCCTCCAGACCGATTACCGCCGTCCTTGTTGCTGTCCCCGAAATAGACATTGTCGGCCACAACCTCCGCGCTGCGGCGGTTATTGCCTTCCTTGTCCTTCCAGTCGCGGATCTGGAGCCGACCTTCCACGACAGCCATGCGGCCTTTCGTAAAATACTTGCTCACAAACTCGGCGGTATTTCTCCACGCAACCACGTCGATGAAGTCCGTCTCCTTCTCTCCGCCCTGCCCCTTGAAGTCGCGGTCAACAGCCAGCGCAAACGATGTCACGGCTGTCCCGCTTCCGGTGCGCCGTAGTTCGGGGTCACGGGTCAATCTGCCCATCAAGATTATCTTGTTCAGCATTCTCGGTTTCTTCCTTTCGTTTCAGTCTGTATAGCTTGCACAGGTGCTTATCCAGCAGGACGCCCCTAGTGAGGTGGTGCTTCTTCTGGAACGTCAGCCACCCTATCACGTGGACTTCGGAATGGTGCCCCCTGCAAAGCGGGAGCACCTCCATTCCCTCGTGAATGATCTCCTCGCGGTCGCGGCCCGCTCCGACATGATCGACGTGGTGCAGGTCGCACGGTTTCCCGCAGATGCAGCACTTCTTGCTCACCAAGCAAGCGTACACATAGTCCTGAACATCATCCACGAAATCGAGCAGAGAGAAGCTGCACGGAATGTCCCAGTCGAGGATGAACCGCACCAAAAACCGCTGGAACGCACACACAAGGCTCATAGGAGCGTTGCTCAGGGAGAACATCTGGTCAGCCGTCTCCTGCAGGTCTTCTGCGATGAACTTCAGCTTCATGTACTCCTTGGTCGGGTCAAGCCCCATGCCGGTGTAGTTCGAGATCTCTCGAATGAGCTTGTAACAGGTGCGCCTCTGCTTATCGGACAGCGGGCGGCTGTCGATCATCTGGATATTGCACTCCTTGTACTCGCGCTTCAGGAGCATCGGCCAGTCGTCGTAGCGGGCCTTGATGGTCACGATGCCGTGCTTGTCGATGTCAACGATCCTACCTCGCACTATGTCGATTGGGCTTTTCATGCCAGCCCTCCTCTCTGCTCAAATCGCGGTTCGTTACGCCTCGGGTTCGCCGTACTCGTAGCCGTTGGGCTCGTTCTCGTCAGCAGGCTCCTCGGTGACAGGCTCTTCCTCTGCGGCAGCGTCGGTCGCATCCGTCTCCTCGGTCGGCCCCTCTTCGCCCGAAGCCTCTTCCTCGGCGGCACCCTCCATGCCGACATGGGGAGAGTCGATGTCGAACAGAACCTCGCTGCAATCCTCACACTCAATGGAGATGTTCACGATCTCGTCATCGCCATAGCCGACGCACACGACGGCGTGACCGACATGGGGGCTCAGCTTCTCAGCGGAGCAGTAGAACGGGTTCTCGGGGCTGGTCGCGGAGGACAGGACAACCTTGTTGCCCTGCGTACGGACGGTGTAATTGCCCATCGCCTCGGTGACGTTCATCGTCTCACCGATGAACTGGCGGAGCCAACCGAAGGGCTTGGACGGATCATGCGCGGGGTCGATGGCTTTCTCCTCAAACTCGCCAGCAGCGTCAGGAGTGGCACCCTCTGCGTCTGCGGGTGCAACTTCCTCCCCGTTGATGACGTGGCTCTCTGAGGCCGCAGGAAGCCCTCTGGGCCCTTCGTCAACGACGTCATATTGGGTGTTGGCGAAGTCAGCAGAATCGCCGTCACCATCAAAGAGTGTGGTCTGGCCGTTGTCGATGTCGCGGTAGAAATACTGGCCGCTGGCCTTATCGAAGACCAGCTCGAAGTTACCGGAGAAGCTGCCGCTCTTCTTCTCCTTGCGCTGGATGACGTAGGCGACGGTGTGGTCGAACTTCGGCTTCGTCACCTCTCTGGTCTGATGGCCGCCGGCCACGGTGTAGTCGGGGGCCGAGTCATCGGTGAGGGTGATTTTGACCTTAATGTTGATCTCGCCGGTGTTCTGCTCCGTCTCGATCATGCCAGCCAGCACGTCACGGAGCGTTGTGTCGAAGTCAGCGCACAGGCTGTTGAAAGCCTCGCCTCTCAGGGACAGAGAATAGTCCTTGCTCATTGTATTTTCCTCCTTCATTTTGTCGTGTCTCGGATGTACTTATTTCGGCAGGCTTCGCAGCAGAAGTCGTGCCACTCGCCATCCACCTTTGTCGTGATCCATCCGAGCCGCTCTCGCAGCTCTTTCCGGTGGGCCTTCGAGTCGATGTCCTCGCTATCGAACGGGAACGAAACGTCCTTGCCACAGCAGTCGCACGAGTACACGGCTTCGCCTTCCCAATAGCCGCTAAACTCCAGATCTCTCATTCGTCCGTCCCATCCTCGCCCATGAAGACCGAGCCGGCCCGCATCGCTCTGCGCTGGATCTCCTCCAGCAGCGTCGCCGTGCTGATGCCGTCGAGGCTGGGCAGGCCCTTGCCGCCACAGCAGTCGCATTCGCCGCAGCAATCATCCTCAACCTCGTCGTCCAAAGAGACCAAGAGGTCAGAGTTAAGAAGCAAAGCGGGGCGGACGCCGTACGAGTTGGATGCGTAGTTGTTGTAGTAGTTGCCGCCGGAGTAGACGCACCACACGTGGTTGGAGCGGCTGGTGAACGGGGAGCGGAGCCACCGACACGCCCAAGGCGTGACGAGCCAGTACCAGTCATCCTCGTTCAGCGGGATCAACTCCTTGAACTGGCCGTACTGCCAAAGCGTCAGGGGCGCCGCCTTGACCGTGATGGTGCCGTAGCTCTTGCTACGGTCGGTACAGCTCAGATCCACCTCAAACGGGAGAATGGCTGCGGCCTCCTCCGAGGTGCGAGGCAGGGCCTCCACCCACTTGTCGATGCGCTCCTTCAAGGTGGAGCGGGTGTAGTCGTTGCGGTTCTCCGCATCGTCCTTGTCGTTGAACGGGCAGGACTCCTTGCTCTGAGCCAGCAGGACGAACGCAGCACCGTCGCGCTGTTCCATGACGACGAACTTCTCACCGGCGAAGTTGAAAATGCGGCCGGGGCTGAGTTTTGCGAGTTTCTTCATGATTGCCTCCTATTCTGCTTCCTGAATTGTCACGACAACCCTCGGGTCGTCGCTGAAGAACTTTCTTACCTGTGCGTCTACAATCTGGGCGTCATCGTGATAGGCGATGTCGTTCAGGGAGTCACACACGATTTTGCCGATGTTGTCGAAGTCGGGCTTCTTCATCGGTCTGATTTTCCGCTCGCGCATGAGCTGCGCTCTCTTTTTGCTGACACTTTTGGGGATGCCGTAGTACGCCGTGATGCGCACATCAAGCGGTGTGTCCTTGGGGAACTTGAAGTCGTTGCATTGACGGCGGTATTCGAGCCTGACGAGGTTCTCATAGCTGACCGTCTTCTCCGGTGTGTAGGGCTGAACAAACGCGCCAGCGTTTCGGAATCGCGGCCTGCCTTTGCCCGCCGGCTCTCCAAGGACGGAAAACTTCAGCTTCATTTTGGTATCTCCGCCCCCTCCACCATCGTCTCGCCAATCCAATACTTGACGAGGTATTCGTTGCTTCTCCCGTCCTTCTTCTGCTTCACGGGCTGGACGGAATACCCGTTTCGGAACAGGATCGAGGCGACCGTCACGCGGTCGGCTTCACTCCCGATTTTGAGGTAGAAGACCTCTTTACTCCCCGCCATGTTCAGGCTCCTCGCTGAGTTTGAACTGCGGGCCCCACGTTGCGACGATGTGGCGGCTCTCCTGATCGACGAACGCGAGCTTCCCGTCGTAAATCGTCATGTTCAGCTTGTACTTGATACAGGCCCTCTCGACGTCAGCGATAAGATGCTGTACCCGCTGCTTCATTTCCATTTGGCTTCTCCTTTCAGTCAATATCGAACAGCTTCTCCATCTCCGTGAACCGCCGGCTGGCTTCCTTCTTCCGCCAACTCGGGCCGGTGAACTGCATCGAGTAGCAGGTCTCGAAGATGCGGTCATAAATGCGGCTGTACCGTCTGTCCTCCTCGTCCTTCATCTCGTCGATGGTCAGGTTCGTGGTCAGGAGCATCGGGAGCTTCCGCCGATACCGGCTGTCGATGATGTTGTAAATCTTCTCAAGCGCATAATCGGTGTTGCGCTCGGCACCCAGATCGTCGAAGATGACCAGCTTCGCGCTGTTCATCCGGGCGATGATGTCGCTCTCCTTCTCCTCGCCGCCCTGAATGAGCTCCAGCAGCTTCACAAGGGAGGTCATCATCACGGGGACGCCGCGGTTCAGCAGGTGGTTGGCGATACAGGCAGCCGCAAAGCTCTTACCCGTACCAACGCTTCCCCAGAAAATCAAACCCTGATTTTTGGACACCATCTCGTCGAACGCCTCAGCGTATCGGCGGCACAGCTTCAGATTTCGGGCGTTGTACTTCGTGACTTGGAAGCTGTCGAAGGATGCCTCGCGGAGCTTTTCATCCATGAGGCTTGCCTTTTTCAGACGGGCAACACGCTCCATGTCCTTTTTGTTCTGCTCTGCCTGCTTCTCGGCGGCCTCCTTGTCTCGGTCGCACTTGCAGGAACGGGTGGCCTTGAACGTCATCTTGTTCTCGGGGTTGCCCTCCATCGGAGCGGACACCGTCACCATCCCCTGCCTCGGCTCACCGCACTTCCCGCACATGAGCATTCCGTCGTCGTCGAACCAATCGCCGGGGCGGATCTCCTGCCGTTCAAGCCCTTGGGCGGCAATACGGGGCAAAATGGTCTGCGGGTCAAATCCTTGCATTTGTCATTCCTCCCCGTATTCCGCAAACGGATTTTTGTTGTCGGGCACCGCGTCCTCGGGCGGCTGGGCCTTCTTCTTATCTGGCAGATAGTCAAGGAACGGCCGGCTGTCGCTCAGGAACGTCTTCGGGTGCTTGATGTACTGCTTCTCGGTGCCGAGCCTCTTGCACTGGGTCGCATAGTTCCGAGCGGCCATCAGCAGCTCCTCCGGGGAGAAGCCCTCATGGATGCGGGCCTGATACTTCTTGAAGGCGTTGCCTTTCTCAGCCTTTTTCGGGTATGCGTCCCAGAACTCGTCGAAGGTCGGCGTGTACTTTGGTGTTGCCGGTTCCGCAGGGGGCTTCGGCGGTTCAGGAGGCTCGGTCGGCGCTTTTTCGGCTGCGGGAGTCTCTCCCCCGTCGATTTTAAGCTGCTTTTCCTCGCCGTCCGCGGGACCGTCCGTGTGACCGTCCTTCTCCGCATCCGCTTTTTCCTCGTTTTGGGCCGCCGCTTTGCTGTTCCGCCGACTCTCGCGCTTGCGGGCAGCGTCGCGCTCTCGGGCATCCTTGGCCTTTTGCCATTGGGCTTGCCAAGTCTCCCAGTCGTGGATGCAGATTCCGTGAGGCGACCAGTCGAGCCAGCCGCTATCGAAGAGTGCATCCACGATTTTCTTCGGATCGAGCACACAACCTGCGCCGACGCCGTACAGGTATCGCTCGATGTCCTCTTTTTCTGCATACAGTATGAGCCCGTCCCTCTCAGCGTTCGTAAGCCCCCAGAACCACAAGAAGTTCAGGATGCCCGTCGCCTCGAACTTTGAGCAACCGAGCTGCTTATACAGATTCCGCAGCTTCGGCCCGTCGATACTTTCGTGTACGCTGATCCATGCCATTTTCTCACCTGCCTGTCTGTATGACGGCTATGCCGTCGGATCGCATCACTCTTTACCGGGGAAATCGGGCTGGTCGCTGGCAGGAACGGTATCGCTGGCTTCCTGCGGAGCTTCGGGTTCAGGTTTCTTCTCCTGAGCCATTTCCATGACCTTTTCGGTGATGCGGTGATACACAGACGTAGGCAGGCCCTCCGTGGACTCGTAGCCCTCGGCGGCCAGCAGGGATTTCAGGACGCCGTTCGCTTCCTGTCCAAAGGCGCTCGTCGCCATCTTGAAAAGCGTCTGGCGCTGATCCTGCGTGATAGGTTCGTCCTTTTCGGCTTCGGTCACTTCGCCGGTAGCAGGATCGACCACCAGAGCGAAGCCATCCGTCGGAAGCTCGCCCATGTCGAGGACTTCCTCCTGACTGTAAATGCCCATAATCATATCGGGGCAGTTCATGCGACCGAAGAACGAAGCGGCGCGGTACTGGATCATCACGTCGGGCATGGTCTTCCACTTGCTGCCGTTTTTGCTCGTCCAGCCTTCGTCGTTCGCCATATTCATCGTGATTTTCGGGCCGTAGACCTTGTGACCGGAGTAATCCTCCGCCCAAGCGCGGCAGCTCAGGCCACCGTCGGCCCTATCACGCCCGAACTCGAACTGCAGCTCGGTCTTATACCGGCGGCTGCTGTTAATCATGGCGATAATCCACTGGCTCGACCACGCAGGGCGCCCGTTGACGATGTAGAGGTTCTGCATCACCATCATCGGACTGGTGTTGATGCGAGATGCCATCTCAATAGCGATCATGCAGTTGCCGACGTTTCCGTGGTACTCCTTGGGGACTACCGTAGACGACGCAAGGCACTGGGCCATGCGCAGAGCCGTATTGAAGCTCGCGCCGTCAGCGAAGACGCTCAAGGCTCCCCCGCCGGCCGTTTTCTGAGCCACAGCCCCAGCGGGTGCCGTGCTCAGTTTGTTTTCGTTGCTCATGTTGACCTCCTGTTATTCTCCGGTTTTACCGGGTGCTGACGCTGGTGGTGTAGGTTTCGCGGAACTTGATACCGGGGATCTCGACCTGGCCCTTGGACATCTTAATCAGGCGGAGCACCGCAGCCTTATCGACCGGCCGCAGCTCAATGCCAATGAGAGACACGGGAACCTTAGACCAGTCGCACTCGGACTCGCAGATTTCCCACGTCTTGCTCTGGGAGATGCCCTTGACCTTGGGCGTCTGATGCTGGACGCCACCGGCGATGGACACCCCTTCCATCATCTCGGCCTCGGCCATAGCGTACTCTGCGCCAACAGCGTCACCATTAGCCTCGGCTTCGGCAGCTTCATTCAGGTGGCGGTCGATCTCGGCCTGAGCCAGTCGGCGCATGGCCTCCTCCTGCTCACGGGGCTTGTGCTCCTGCTCCGCGCTGTACTCGTTCACCTTGACCTTGACGATCTTCTCCGCCTTTTCCAGAGGCTCAATCATTTCCTTTCTGTGGGCCAGAACCTCGTCGTAGCTCTTCTTGGCGGACACGCGGAGAGGCTCCCAATAGTCCTTGACCTGCTTCTGGGCCTGCTTGATCTGCTTCAGGAACAGGCCAGCGTCCTCGAAATCCGCTCCAGAGGCGACGACGACCGCTTCGGCCCGCTGCTCAATCAAGCTGACTTCTTTGCCGAGCTTGCTCTCTTCAGCGTTCATCACGGTCACGTTCTCTTCTGCGGTGTCAAGGACAAGGGCATTGCTTCCGATGGTCTTTGCGTCGTTCATACTGACACTCCTTTTCATTTATTTGTAAGACTGTTCATAGTCGTACAGACATTTCAGCGCCCCGACTACGCGGCATCTGGCGGGGTCTTTGGCAGGGAACTCGCGGAACGACCACTTCCCGTCCTTTTTCAGATGCAGGATGTGCTTTCTTTGCGGTGTGATGCCGTGGGAAATAAGTGCCTGCGAGTAGGCTTCAAGCTGGACGCCGCAGGCCATTTCCAGCAGCGTGTACGTCGTCTTGAAGTCGATAAGCTCCAGCAGGCCGCCGATCTCGCAGAGCAGGTCAATCGTCCCGCCGTAGCGCATCAGCTTGTGGTAGATGCGCACCTCAGAGCCGAAGACCCGCGGTTTATACTGCTTCCACCACTCCACGAAGCCGTTGAAGTAGCCGCGATGCTCCGACGGAATATCGTCGATGCCGAACTTGATCCAGTTCTCGATGCTGTTATGCACCGCAGAGCCTTTGATGGCGGCGTTCTCAAGCGTCCGCTTGCTGATACCGCCGTAGCACTGGTCTTTCAGCGGCTCCATCAGCTCCGACACGCTCGGGATGATGTCGCCGTTCAGCCGGTAGATGTGGCTGGCCTCGTCGAACGTCAGCTCGGGCAGTTCAGGAACCTCAACCGTCATATCCATCGGGGATGTCCTCCTCACTCGCGGTTTTCCAGTCGTGGCCGCACCGCTCTACCAGATCGCTGAGCGGCGTGTCTTCGAGGCATTCCTCGCAGAAGGCGTCCCCGTCGATCTCGCCGTATTCCGCTCCAACCGGGAGCGGCTCGGTGTCTCCGCAGCACTTGCAGTCCACGCACTGGACGTTTTCGCCCTCCTGTACCGTCTTCCACTCCCAACCCAACTTCGGGATCAGGACGCAGAGCGGCAGGTCATCCAAGCATCCCTCACACCACGCCTCACCGTCGATGTCGGCGTACTCGTCGCCGGGGACAATCGGCTCGCCGCAGGAACGACAGTACGTCACCGGCGTCGGGTCTGGCGCGTTTGGGCAGCCGCTCAGGCAAGGGCTGTGCATACAGATGTCGCACATAAGTTTCTCCTCCCAATCGCATTGATTCTCTCGCGCATCACATAATCTTCCAGCTCGTTTCTGAACAGCAGAGGCACATACGCCTCGTCCTTGCCGTTCAGGTCTGCCTTGCGGACGGTGTGCTGCATGATGGCGACCATGTCATCCACATCGAACCAGAAGCCGGTCTCGTTCTGGACGTCCACGATGATGTTTCCCAGCTCCTCGGTGTTCAGCTTCGCCGTGTCGATCATGCCAGCACCTCCGCCCATGCGTCCGCGTATTCCATCACCGTGCGGCTGTACGACGTGGTCGTGTAGCCTTTGCTGAAGACGTGCTCCCGAGCTCCGCCCTCGCCGTAGTTGTAACAAATCAAGGCTTTGTGCCAGTCCCCGTACTTCCCATACAGGTCGCTCAGGATGAACACACCAGAGCGGATATTCTGGTACGGGTCGGTCAGATCCGTGACCCCGATTTTCTCAGACAGCCATTCGGAATTGATGCTGTTGATCTGCATATAGCCGTAGCAGCTTCCGTTCGAGGCCGTGGCCGTGAACGAGCTTTCGGCCTGAATGACGCCCAGAGCCACGCTCTGAGGGACGCCGTACTCTTCGCAGACCGTAATCAGGTGGCACTGCAGGTCGAAGTCCAGAGGGATCTCCTCATGCAGATAGCCTTGCTCCAGCAGAGCGGCCTCGATTTTCTCGTTCTCGTCCTCTTCCTCTACGGGTTCCGGTTCCTGAGCAGGCTCGGCCGTCATCTGGACGGGCTGATATGTACTGTCGTGCTCTGCAACCAGCAGAACCGGCTCAGCCTGCAACGCGGGCGGCTGCGGTGTTTGTTCGGGCACCGTTTCGGCTGCCCCCCCTGTCAGGGCTACGATGCTGGCCGTGGTCAGCGCCAGCACGGCCGCTGTGGTCGCCAGCTTGATTCGCAAGATGCGGCGGCGTCTTCTTCTCCGTTCCATTCGGGTCATGATGCTTTCTCCTCCTTCGTTTTCTCAGGTGTCGCGCAGAACGGGGCCAGATCCAACGGTTTCATCCGCCGAATAGCCTCCGCAAGCTCCTGTGGGCTTTTGATGCCATACTCTTCCGCGAGTATAGCCATCAGACTATTTTGATCCATAGGCATCACCATCTTCGTTCAGAGCCATCTCGCCGATGGTCTTCAACTCGCTCACGGTCTTCGCCAGATCATCGAGGTAGGTCAAAACCTCTTGAAGCGCCGGCTTCTCGTCTTCGGTGATTTTCCCGTCAGCCGCAATGTCGAGGAGCGTGTCCTTGACCTCTCCGAGCTGTTCGGTCTTCAAGCTCTTCAGCAGCTTGACCGTCACGCGGTCAATGCCCACCACTTCGTCGGAGAGCGAATGTCTGCATCCAATCGGGCACTCGTTTAGACAGTAGTGGTTCAGCAACCACGGGGCGTTGTACCTGTCAGCCATGAGCACCGCCTTATCGACCGGCATGAACTTTGTGTTCCCCAGCTCTGCATCTGCCAGCGAAGATACCGACATTCCGAGTTGCTCAGCCGCGCTCTCACGGCTACATAGCCTGTCATCATATTCAGCAGCCTTTTTTCTGGCTTGATACCACGGATTTCCCGCCGCTTTCGTAGCGTCACGTCCCATTTTCTCTGAGCCTCCAATCGCCTATAATTACCGTAGTGGCAAGATAAATTATCCAAGTGGCTAATCATCGGACAAAAAAATATACACCGACGCCGATGATGGCCTCGATTAACCAGTTGGCAACTTGCCGTCGAAGAAAAAGTCGTTCACCTGCGCATTGTTCAGCGTGAGCAGGCTGGCGACCTCCGGGACTTCATCCAAGGTAAACTCTACTTCGCCTCTCTCTTTTCTCCCATAGGAGACTTCCGTGAGGCCGAGCTTCTCTGCCATGTACTTCTGCGTAAATCCAAGCCTTGCGCGGGCTCCCTTGATTTCGAGTGGTTTCATAATGTTCACCCCTTTCGGCCTATCTTTTTTTGAAGATAATTGACCTATGTGATTATTATAATTATCCACGTGGCTAATGTCAATAGTTTTTTGCAGTTTTCTCGCAAAAAATGTTTGCGATTTTACCCAAAGAGCTATACAATGGCTAATACGAACAATCACGCTGGCAAAGGAGAAGCACATCATGGAACTCGAACTCGATTTTACCGCCTTCAAGAAGAACCTGCGCGACCTGATTGAAAGCAGGGGTCTCTACGCCAAGGACATCGCCGCAGAGATCAACGTCTCAACGCCTACCCTGTCGAGATACCTTCAGGGCGTCCGTGAACCCGAACTCAAGTACGTCGTTCGGCTCGCCCGCTACTTCGGCGTTTCTGTTGACTGGCTGCTGGGCCTCAGCAACGACCGCTACGAGGCAGTCCCCACAGAAGTCCGCGAGTTTGCCACTCTGTACGCTCTGGCCTCGCCAGACGACCGTACCATCGTCGAAACTGTACTCAAAAAATATCGAGAGGAGAACTAACCATGATCTTCGGCAAAGACCTGGGACGTTCTGCCTTCTTTGCCGAAATCGGCTCGGAGGTTGAACGTCTGGACAGCATCCCCAACGGCTACACGAGCCTCGTCTGCATCGGGCAGGGCGTCAGCCTCACCGATACCGTCGGGCGAGAGTATCGCATCGACCTGTTCATCTCGCCCACCGGCTGTATCGCCGTTCGGCTTCCTCTCCCCCTTGCCGGTGCGTCGCCGGCCGACACCGATCCCAAGCATCTACGCCGCGTTGCCTCCATTGTGCGGGCGTGGAGCGTGGAGCAGCTCAACGAGGTCTGTGCCGACCATCTCTACCGCGCCGAAGGACAGGCTGCCGACATCATCGACGTCCTCGTTCGCGCCGGTCTTGCGGGTTTCTCCGACAAAGGCAATGTCAGCAAGGCTCTCGCCGCAACGCTGGCTGATGGCGAATTGCTCTTCGAGGTCATCGACTCAGCCTCCGCACACAAGGTCTTTACCAGCCGTGAACTCATTGACCGCTTCTCTGCAGCAAAAGGCGTTGACCCAGACGACGTGACCGAGTTCATCGGTGCCCTCGAAGTCATGGACGGCTTCAGCGCCGTCTCCATCGGCCGCGAGATCATCGTTCAATATGCTCCGCTCGGCGACGGCCGCCCGTACCAGCTCTTCAAGTTCACCATCGGGCAGCATCGCTCGGACGTGGTGGCCGAGCCCCGTGTCACCCGACACCAGCTCCAGAGCAACGGGCGAGGTCCTGCCGAGGCCGACAGTTTCTTCGAGGCCCTCATTCCCTATGCGGACACAGCCTCAATGCAGCCTGCACCCGACGGCTCCATCAGTGTCTTGCCTCTCAGCATTGACGCCCTGATGGATGGCACGATGGGGCTTGTGGCAGCGGCCAGAGGCTTCGCAAAAGCAGTCTCGCAATAAAAACACATACGGGGCATCGCAGCAGCGGTGCCCCAAAACTATATCTAACGGTTACGTTACGTTTACGGTATAGGTTACGGTTACGGTATGGTTACGGTTATACACGGAACGTCCGTGGATTTTTGGTCGGACGTTCCTATGGAATATCCCGAAAAAGGAGGACTTCGTATGGCTTCTCGCATCGCCGAGAAACTGGCCGCGAAGAAGGCGGCCATCTATATTCGCGTCTCTACTCATTGGCAGGTGGACAAAGACTCCCTCAAAGTTCAGCGCCGCGAACTTATCGCCTATGTCACGCTGGTGCTGGGCATCACCGACTACGTCGTGTTTGAAGACCCCGGCTACTCGGCCAAGAACACAGACCGCCCAGAATATCAGGCCATGATGGATCGCATCCGCACAGGCGAGTTTACCCACCTTGTCGTCTGGAAGATTGACCGTATCAGCCGCAACCTGATCGACTTCGCCGCCATGCACGACGAACTGCAGTCCCTCGGCGTCACCTTCGTCTCCAAGAACGAGCAGTTCGACACCTCCTCCGCCATCGGCGAGGCCATGATGCGCATTATCCTGATCTTCGCCGAGCTGGAACGCAAGACCACCGCCGAGCGCGTCACGGCCGTCATGCTCTCCCGCGCCTCAGACGGCCAATGGAACGGCGGCCGTGTCCCCTTCGGCTATTCGTGGTCGAAGGAAGCGAAGACGTTCTCCATCGTTCCCGAGGAGGCCAAGGCCATCCGCCGCATGGCCGAACTGTACGAGCAGTACCAGTCCTTGCTCTATGTCGCCAAGTACCTCAACGACGCCGGTATCGTCACGAAGACGGGCGGCCAATGGACGCCAACCACGGTGCGCACCATCCTGACAAACCCGTGGTACATCGGCCAGTATGTCTATAACGTCCACTCAGACGGCAAGGGCATCGAGAAGCGCGACTCTGACGAATGGATCACCGTCGAGAATCACCACGAACCAATTCTGAACGAAGATGTATTCTGCCGCATGAAGTTCCTGCTGACTCGGAACAAGCGCGGCGGCGTTCCCTCTCACAAAACATACGTCAGGAAGAACATCCACGTCTTTGCTGGCCTGCTCCGCTGCGGCCAGTGCGGCTCCAACATGACAGCCAACCTCGACCGGCGGCGAGCGAACGGCTTCCGCCCCTCCCAATACGCCTGCGGCAGCCGGCGGCGCAAAGGAACCTCCTGCACCAACAAGTACATCTCCGACACCACGCTCGGCCCGTTCGTCCTGAACTACGTCGCCAACATCATCAGGGCCTCCAAGAACTCCTCTGAGGCCACGACGCCCGAGGTTCTGGAGCGTAAGCTGCTTCGCGGCGAAGCGTTCGAGGACGTGGCCTCCGTCAGCGCCGACTCTCTGGGCCAGCTTCTCGATGCGTTCCGCTCCGCCGGTGACGCCGTGGAGTACCGCCCGCAAATCGCCTTCTCCGGTGAAGATAACGCTATCCGCGAGATCGACACCCTCCGCGCTCGGCGTCGCAAACTCGATAATGCCCTCGCCCGTTTGAACGCCCTGTACCTCTACGACGACGAAGCCATGCCAGAGAAAGACTTCGTCATGCAGCGCGGCCAGATCACCAAACAGCTCGAAGAAGTCAATGCCCGCATTGAGGAACTGCAGAACCAAGAGTCCAGCGAGGAACTGGGCGACGACTTCATCGGCAAGGCCAGCTACTACATCATGGCGAACAAGCTGATTGAAGACCGCTACATCGACTACGAGAAGTACATCCGAGCCATTGACCCCTCCATCCCGCACAGCTTCCTCCAGCAGATCATAGACCACATCGTCGTGAACGATGGCCGCGTCACCTCCATCACATTCAAGAACGGTGCGACCCACACATTCACCTACAAGACATGAGAAAAGCCCCGGCCTCATATACTGAGGTCGGGGCCATCTTATGCAGTCTATGCAGTATCGCCGCAACATTATGCGTCAAAAAAGTTGTTCAATTTTATAAGCATCCCCTCAAAGCTAACGATGCGTGATGCTTTTCGGTTATCCACGCGGCTTTTTCAGGTTTTTGCGGCGGTTAAGGCATTTTCCCTGAAAACCCTTATTTTGCGGGCTTTTCGCCGTTTTCGGCATTGGAGGGCATCACGTCTCCAATGAACATCGCATCGCCGAAGGAGAAGAACCGGTATCGCTCCTCCACCGCCTGCCGATAGGCGTTCAGTATATGCTCCCGCCCGGCCAGCGCCGACACCAGCATGATCAGCGTGGACTCCGGCAGGTGGAAGTTGGTGATGAGCGCGTCCGTTACCTTGAAGCGATAGCCCGGATAGATGAAAATATCCGTCCACCCGGCACTGGCCGTCATGGTGCCGTCCTCCGCCGCATGGGATTCCAGCGTGCGGCAGCTGGTGGTGCCAACGCAGATCACACGCCCGCCGTTTTTCCGTGTCTCGTTGATGAGCTCCGCCGTCTCCTGCGGTATCACGCAGTATTCGCTGTGCATGGCGTGGTCGGTGATCTCCTCCTCCTTCACCGGACGGAAGGTGCCCAGACCCACATGAAGTGTAACGTACCCAACCTTTACACCCATTGTCTGCACTCGCTCCAGCAGCTCCGGCGTGAAATGCAGCCCCGCCGTGGGCGCTGCCGCCGAGCCGTTGACCTTGGAGTACACCGTCTGATAGCGTTCCTGATCCTGCA